CAATCCATTTGGAACGCTACCATTCGTATTCTTGCACAACGGCTGGAGAGATGAAACATTCTGGGATATGTTTACTGGTGATGATTTAACTGGTGGCACAATCGATATGGCTGTCCATTTAACATTCTTAAATCACATCATTAAGACTCAATCATTTAAACAATTAGTGGGTAAAGGCGACAATGTGGGAGAGTTACTTGGTCAAGTATTAGACCCATTATCAATCCTAACATTAACTGGACAAAACACAGAAATAGATGTCCTAGACCTGCAATCAAACTACGACCAATTACATAAAGTCGCACAAGACCTAGCAAACAACATTGCTGTTAATTATGGCATTAGTCCTAGCCAATTCAGAATGACTGGCTCAGTATCATCTGGCTTTGCTTTGCAGATGGAGAACTTAAAACTAGATAGATTCACAGTAGAGCAACAATCAGACTTTAGAATATACGAGCAAGAACTATTTGAACTAATCAAAACAGTATCAGAAGTCTATGGTCAATCACTTGGTGATGGAGATATGTTTGTTGATTTTGTTGAACCTAACTATCCAGCATCAGAGCAAGAGCAATTAGCTATCGACCAAACTAAGATTGATATGGGATTAACTAAGACTGCTGATATTCTTATTAGAGAAAATCCAGATTTAACTGAGGAAGATGCTAGAGTTAAAGTAGATGAGAATATAAACGCTAGAAACGATTTACTAAACAAAGTTAGAACTGGCGGAACAATTCAAGATACTATGACTGCTCTTGGATTAAATGCCAACTCTTGATTCAATCTACAATCAAACGCAATCTGAAATAGACAGATTCATTGCTAAGTTTGACAAAGATGTTCAAGAAGTATTTGAGCGTGTCAGAAGAATAGCAATAGCACAACTATCTCAAATCAATGCAGAGAATGTTCTGCAATATGAATTTGTTTGGAGAGAATCATTAAGACAAGCTGGATATTACACGCTAGTCAATGACCTAATAGATACCCAATTCGATAAGATATATTCTGGCGTATTAGATGCTTTTGAAACTGGTGGTCTAGCAACCGCATTTACTACTGATGATGCAACCAAGATTCAATTATTAAAAGATTTGCGTAGAGATTTCTTTGTTCGTCTTGGTGATGATGTTGGATTAGCAGTTAAGAGAGAGTTATATCGATATGTTATTGCTGATGCTTCACTAGAATCAATAACCGCTGGTATTGAACAACAATTATTATCATCTGACCTTGCTAGATACTCACAAACCTATGCAAGAACAGCTATTAAGGAATTTCAGCAAGAAGTCATAGACTTAAGAGCCTCAGACATTGAAGATGGTGTCTGGGTTTATGTTGGAGTTAATGATGGTCGCACTAGAAGGTTCTGCCGTAATGTTTTAAAACAAAACAAATGTCTTAGCGATAAAGAAAAGTCCAGATTAGAGAATGACCCAGATAGAGAATATAATTGCAGACATAGATTCTATAAGATGAGTAAAGAAGAAGCTATGAAAGCTGGATATAAGTGCAATGCCAAGTAGAATTAGAAAAAAGCCAAACTTTAATAAATATATAGCCAGAGTAAAGAAGGCTGATAGCACTTTATACTCAATCATTGAATTTATTATTGTTGGTATTATTAATAGAACACAATCTGGCAGAGATAAAAACAATAAACAATTTAGAAGTTACTCTAGTGCCTATGGCAAAACTGGAACAGTCAATCTAACTGAAACTGGTTCAATGCTTCAATCTATAAACAGAAAAAAGATTACAAATGGAGTGCGTTTATACTTTCCTAACTTTACAGAAGCTAGAAAAGCGTATCATAACCATAAAACATTTAAACGACCTTTTTTTGGGGTTGATAAGAAACAAAGAGAACAAATTGCTAAAAGATTAGGCAAGTTTATTGTCAAATAGTTTAAATTATTATAGAATTAACCTACTTTTATAATTAAGAGGGTAATAACATGGCTGACGAGCAAAACACGGAAAATGTCGAGAATACAGAAGCGACAGAAAATAATGAAGTAGTATTATCGCAATCAAAACTTGATTCTCTGATTGACAAAGGATTTAGCAAAGGTGTAAAGAGAGCTAAGTCTGAGTTAGCAGAACAATTAGGGGTTGATTCACTTGAACAAGCTAGAGAGTTAATTCAAGCAAAGATGGAAGCAGATGAAGCATCTAAATCTGATTTAGAGAAAGCATCAGAAACTATCCAAGCATTGAACAAGACAATCGAGAGCTTGGAATCAACAAACAAGAACCTTCAATATGATATGGAGATTCAGAAAGTTGTTAGTAAAAATGGAATTAATGATAGCGACTACTTTAAACATCTAATGGCAACTGCTAGTAAGTCAGAAGATTTTGAACTAGACACTTTTATTAACTCCTTAAAAGGTGAAAAACCTTATTTATTTAATGATGGGGTAAGTGCAAAGCCAAAGGTTGATGCTACTTCTAACAAGGCACAACTTGATGTTAATGCCAGAATTAGCGGTGCAAAGTCTATGGCTGAATTGTATAAACTCCAGCAAGAATTGACATAATTTTTTAATTTACTTAAGGAGTAAAAAATGGCTGTAAATACTAAGTCAGTTTTGTCAGATTCAGTTGTTGATTTAATGAATCAAGCCGTAATTGTATCTGGTGAAACTTATAACCGCATAGATAGATATGCAACAATTAGACAAGATGACATGGCGTCATCTATTTCATTTACTGTATTCTCAAGACTAAGTCCTGCGACTACTGCTTTAACTGATGGCACAGAAGCTACTTCAACTTCTATGACTGATACTAAAGTAACGCTAACTATGGCTGAATATGGTAATGTTATTACTTCAACTTCACTTGCTAATGTAGCTACTGCTGGTAAAGCTGACCTTGCGTCTGCTGAGCTTGTTGGTATCAACTTAGGTGAAACTTCTGAGTCTTTAGCACTTGGTGCTTTGGAAGCTGGTTCTAACACAGTAACTCCAGACACAGCTGGAACTTTAGACAACCTAGACCTTAGAGAAGCTTATACTGAACTAGCTGGTGCTGGTATCGCTAAGTTTGAAGATGGTCGTTATGTTGCGTTTATGAACCCAGCTCAAGTATCTGACATTAAAGGTGATTACATTCCTATCGCTCAAAACACTTCACTTCCAGAAGCTACAAATGGTATGGTTGGTTCATTAGAAGGTTTCACTATCATTGAATCTCCACTTGTAACAGCTGGTGAGGTAGTTTGTTTCGGTAAGAACGCACTAGGTAAAGCTGTAGGTATGCAACCTTCATTAGTAGTTAAAGAAGGTAATGACAATCTAAACAGAACAGTTAATATCGGTTGGTATGGCATCATGAAGTATGGCATTATTGATGAGAACGCTGTTAGAGTTATTACTGGGGCATAATAAATGGCTAAGACAGTAGTTGAAAAGGCTAAAAAAGTAGTCAAGAAGGCTACTGCCAAGAAGTATAAACTTCGTGCTTTGCGTGATGGTTCTCATGGCATAGATGGTGGAATCTATACTTTTAAGGCTGGTGATGTAATAACATTGTCTAAAAAGTCGCATTATGATGTGATGAAAAACCTTAAATCATTAGAGGATATTTAATATGGCTGTCTGGACATTAAAGAACGCAGACATCATTTCGGCTTTGCCTATATTGGCAGACCATTATGAAAAAGCAGATAGTGGCTCTACTACTTCGCTTGTATGTGGCAGATTAACTGCACTCGTAGAAGCAGAGATGGTTGGGGCTACTATCTCATTCATAACTGGCGACAATAAAGGTGAGGACGCAACAATCACAACTTACACAGACTCAACTGGAACTTTTGGCTTCGGCACATTAAGTAACTCTGTTGATTCTGCTACTGTATTTGGTATTGTCTATCTTGATTTTCAATCTTATATTGGTCGTGCTTATGACATGATTAAAAATGAGATGAGAAATAAAGGTATTGATATAGATTTATTCTTAACTGTTAGCCAGATGAAAGAACTTCATTTGACTAAGACGCTAGAACTAATCTGTGTTGCTAAACGCCAAGATGCAGATACTGATGACATTTTTCATCAAAACTATATGTTGTTTAAAGAGCGTTATGAGAAAGAAATGACAACTCTTAAAGCAGACTATGATATTGATGAAGATGGAGTCATAGACGAAGATGCAGAAGAAGATGTATCTGTGCAGGTAAGGTTGGTTAAATGATTAGTCTGTTAAGGGGCAAAGGCTACAAACTTACTACTAATGAAACACTTAGTAATAGGGAATTTCGTGAAGTATCTAAGTCTTATGCAATTAATGAAGATGAATCTACTTTTGATAATCTAGCTTATGATTTAACTGAAGTCTGGGAACTTTATTTAGACAAAAAGCTATATTCAGAAGCCAAGATGAAAGCTATCATTATTGCAACTAGAGATGAAGGCATTGACGGATTAGAAGTCGAGGTTGAAACGCAAGAGCGTGGTTATTTAATAACATTTACTACAATTAAGGAAGGAGTAATATAATGGCTATAGTAGGACACGAAGGTTCTGTATCTGTTGCTTCTGGTGCTATGGGTAATGCTAAAGCTTGGTCTTTAGATGTAACTCAAGAAACAGTTGACACTACAGACTTCGATTCAAATGGCTGGAAAGAATCAACTGCGACACTAAACTCGTGGTCTGGTTCTATTACAGCAATCTTTGACGCTTCTGGAACAGCAGAAGGTGCATTACAAACTGGTTTAACTGGTGGCTCATCAGTAGCTTTAGAACTAACACTTGGTGGTGGTTCTGGAAGTTATGATGTGTATTCAGGTAATGCAATCATTACTGGACAGAGCGTTACAAATGATGTTAATGGTATTGTTGAAGCAACATTCTCTTTTGAGGGGACTGGGGCATTAACAATCGCTTAATCTTTGGGGGGTGTAAAAACCCCCTTTCTTTATTATGGATAAATTATTAAAAGCATTAGAGAGAGAAGCAACAGAATTACGCTCAGTTGAATTTGTTGTTAGTGGGGAAATACAAAAAGTCTATTATCGTATTATGTCTGGAGATGACCATGCAAGAGCATTAGAGTTATCTAAAAAGACAAAAACAGTTAAAGAAACAGATGGTTCAACTACTGATTTAACTTATTATGATGATGATTTATTAAGATGTTATATCATCTATTTCCAATTATTAAATGAGAATGGAGAGCGTGTTTTTACTAATTTAACTGATGTTGATTGGATTAAAAAAAACATAACCTATGAAACATCTAGCTATTTGGCTAGTGTTATGGGTTTAAAGTCTGTATCAGATATAATAACTGAACAGCAAGAATTATTAAAAAAGACGAATGGCTGAAGGCAAAAGCATTTTTAGCATTTGAACTTCATAAGTCCATTACTGAAATAAACGATTTACCAATGAATGAGATTGGTTTATTATTAGCATATAAAATTCAGCACTTAAAGGACTTGGAAAATGCCAACTGAAAAATTAGAAATTGACATTATTGCTAAAGGCAAACCAGCTGAAAAAGCAATAGGTAAAGTAGAAAAGAAAACTGATGATTTAGGTAAAACTACCAAGCGTGTTGGAAATGATTCAGATGGTATGTTATCAAGACTTCGTGCTGGTTGGGTTGCTGTCGGTGCTACTATTGCTTTATCTGTTAATGAAGCAGTCCAATTTGAAAGAGCTTCTGTTGGTCTATCCAGAGAAATGCGACAATTCGCTAAAGATACTGCATTATCTTCTCAAGCGACTGCTGAACAAGTTGCTGGGTTCTTAAAATCTGCACAAACTGCTGGTCTTGCTGATGAGCAAATGAAAAAACTAGCAACTGATGCTATTGCACTTGGTTATGCTTTCCCACATGAAGATGCAGAAACATTACACGATAATCTAGTAATGCTTAACACTACTGGTGAGGCTCAAGGTTTTGTTGTTGATATTCTTGAGCAACAATATGCAAAAATGGGTAAACGCTTTGAAGATATTGATTTAAAAGCAGTATCTGTTGAAGAAAAACTAGCACTTGTTAATAATGTTATTAATGATTCAAGAGTTGCTATGGAAGCATCACCATTGCAAGATTATGATAAAGCAATGGGACAGTTAAATAACACTTTAACTGATTTAGGTCAAACCATTGTTGAAAGTGGTGCATTTACATTTCTTAATGAGGTATTAGCTGGTAGCAACTTAATTCTTAATAGACTTATTGGTTCATATTTATATTTAAAAGATTTAATTGTTGATACAAACGAATCTGAGAAAAAATATCTTGAGCAAAAAGCAAAAATATTGAAATTAGACCAAGAATTTTATGGCAAATCTCATCAAGAAGATATAACAGCTGTTAAAGACAGAATTTCAGAACTTACAGTTGCAAATGATAATTTAAATATATCTAAAGAAAAAACTGCTCAATTAAATACAACAGAAAAAGATTGGTATGACCACGCTAAAGATGGAATTGATAAATATATTGCAGGTGTAAAAGATTCCAATAATGAAATTACACGATTTCAAAATGTTGGTATAAAAGTTGCTCAGGGTTTAGAAGATGCCTTTGTGAATATGGCTATGGGAACTAAATCATCATTTAAAGATATGGCTAATGCTATTGTTGCAGATTTAATTAGAATACAAATCAGACGAAGTGTTGTTCTCCCACTATTAGGTTTATTTCATACTGGAACAGCAGAAGTTAAACATACTGGCGGAACAATAGGTGGTATTCCTTCATATCATGCTGGAATGCGGTCAGATGAAAGACTAGCTAAATTACAAGTTGGAGAAGCTGTAGTCAATAGAGCTGGTGCATCAAGAAACAGAAATGCTATAGATGCAATGAACGCTGGGTATCAAGTTGGCGGTGGAACTGGCAATGTAACAACTGCTGAAATCAACTTTAATGTCCAAGCTATTGACGCTGTATCTTTTAATAATTATTTAGTTGGTAATAAACAAACTATTGAAAATATTATCAATAATTCTTTACAAACAAACGGAACTGTCAGAAGAACAATTAAGCAGGTAGTATGAATAATCTTACAAGCGTATTACTATCGCATAATTATCATCATGATATTCAAGAGTGGTCTAAACAAGGTTCTGCATATCCATTTGACTCTGGTGTAGAACAACGAATAGTCAATTATTCAATACCATCATTTGAACTAACTATCTCATATAGAGGTTTAACTTACTCAAACTATAAACAAATCAGAGATGCTTATGAAGCTAATAACTCTAATACATTTATTGTTGATTTAAATGATGAGATAGATACTAATTACTATATCGAAGCTGGAACTGGTTATATTGAAAACCAAGATGACTATATTGACCAAGAAATATCTGTTATTGATTTAAGACCACAAACAATGACACTAAACTCATCAGTCTGGGCTTTTAAAGACTTTCAATTTAAAGTAGAAGCTAAAACACTTTTATATACTGGAAAGATAACTTTAATTACTTCTGTATTTTTTAACTTTGATGAATATCAAGATTTATTTACACAATCATCTACTTATACTCAATCTCCCTCAACAGACTTATCATTTATTAATGTTTTAACTGATGCAAGACCATACGCTGTTGACTTAAAATATGTCAATAACGCTATATTTTCTAACATTGGACAATCAGTCAGACACGCAAGAAATAAGGGCGGATTGAAAAGATATTGGACTATGTATTGGCTAACAACAGAAACTAACTTTTTAAAACTGTTGACATTCTATAGAAAGAACGCTGGAATTATGGGAGAGTTTGGTGTTCCAGACTACGGCACAGAAGCTGGTTTATCTGTTCAATACATTGTTAATGATGATGACTATTTAGAAAATCCAGATGACTATGTCTTATGGTCTGGCTTAGATGCACTATCAAATGCAAGATTTCAAAATGATTCATTACAATATCAAAGACGAGTTGATGGACTATATCAATTCCAAGCAGATTTTATTGAGGTCAAACTATGAGTAAAACAATAACAAACAATGCTAGAGAAGATAGACAATTAGCATTATTGCATTTATTTGAGTTTGATATGTATAACTTTGATAATACATTTAAAGAAACTCTATACTTCACAGACCACGATATATTTGTTCAATATGATGGAAACGAATACACACCTCTAGCGATTACATTTGACAGACTGGTGGAAGATTTTTCTATGTCTGCTGATTCAATTAGTGTAGCGATTGATAATGTAAACTCAGCACTATCAAATACAGCAATATCTACAGAATGGAGAAACAATAGAGCATTGATACAAAGAGTAGCTTTTACACCGCCAAGTGAAACTATTGGAGAGAAAACATACGATTATGGCTATGGAGATAATTTAGGCTCAAACACATATCCATTATTAGATTTAAGTGGAATAACAAAAGATGTTTGGACTTTGTTTGCTGGAATCATTGACACATTTAGTGCAACTGAATCAACATTAAGAGGAACAATAACAACCGAATTTAATAACTGGTCTAAACCTTACCCGACAAGAACTTATAGCCAGAATGAATTTACAACAATCGTTGGTGCTATGACCGATATAATTTATTGGGGCAGACAAGAAACACCATAATGAGAAATTGTTTTACAGAAGTTATTAATTATCTAAATCTTTATTACGATTTGCCTAATGGTTGGAAAGACTATAAATTAGATATTAATAATATGGATTTGTATGTAGAACAAGAAAAGAAGTTTTTAGCTCGTAAAGAACATATAGGATTTTTTAAAAGTTTTTGCAAACCAGTTAAAAAAGCTGAAAAAAACGATATAGTGCTAACTAGAACATCAGTTGGTTGTGCAATTAACAAATTTGCTTACTGGGTTTATAACGAAGATTTAAAACATATAGAGCACAAGTTATTAGATAAAAAATGTTTAGTATTAAGGATTAATAATGGGTAGTAAAGTAAAAGCAGTCGCTGGTATTGCTCTAGCAATATTTGCACCGACAGTAGCTAATATAGTTGGAACAACATTGTTTGGTGCTAGTATGTCTGCTGGTATTTATACTGCATTAACAGTTGGTGCTACTCTAGTGGGTGCTTCTTTGGCTGGTTCTGCATTAGCACCAGATATTCCAGACTTAGGTGATATTTCAGGTGCTGACCAATATGCTGGACAAAAACTAACTGCTACAAGAAACAATACTGGAACTGTTCCAATCGTTTATGGATTTCATAGATTAGCTGGAAATGTTATTTATCAAGATGCTAATAATGACTATACATCAGATGATACAGCTAAAGGATATAACAGAGATTACTGGGCAATCATTACTTTTGCTGGACATGAAATAAATGACATCACAGACATTTATGCAGACCAACAAGTATTAACAAACATATCTGGGAATATCTATACAAACACTTATCACCATATTAAATGGTATAACGCATCATCTACAGCAACAAATATACAAAGCGTAGATTTTGTAGTTAATGATACTGGTGATACTCAAGCTGGTTCTACTCTTGGTCTTGCTAGTGCTAATATTCCAGCTGGTGTTGCTTTTATGGCTGTTCACCAATTATTTGATGGTCAGCAAAATAAAAACACTCAATTAGCAACAATGACTGTTGAATTAGAGGGTAAGAAAATTAGAACAATTACTGATGCTTCTACTATATCTACAACAACATCATATTCCAGTAATCCAGCAGAAATTATATTAGATATTCTTGGAGAATCACTTGGTGTTCCAGATTCAAGAATCGATATTGCTTCTTTTTATGAAGTTAAAACCGCTTGTAATACTTATGGTTGGGATTGTAATCTAGCACTAATCCAACAAGCTAATGTCCAGTCAATTATTCAAGAAATATTATCTACATTTAGAGGACAAATTATTCATTCAGAAAATAACTGGAAATTAAAAGCAGATGCAAAAAATCAAACATCTGTAGCTACTTTGACTGATGATGATATTCTTAATAATTCATTGAATATCACAATGCGTGGCTCTAAAGACATATTTAATAAAGTTAGATTCAAATATATAAATCCTTCTGATGAATGGTTAGCTTCACAAACACTAATTGAAGATACAGACCTACAAGCTTTAGAAGGTCAAATCATTGAAAAAATACTTGATGTAAAAGCAGTAACAAATACAACTCAAGCAGAAGAACTAGCAGAGATTACACTAAACGCTTCAAGATATACAGAAGATGACTCTGGAAACCGAATTAAACAAACACCACTCATCTGTGATTTTGCAACTACGATAAAACACGCAGATTTAGAGGTTGGGGACATTATAACAATCCAACACGATTTATTAGACAGAGATAGAAAATTTATGATATTATCTTTGGAAACTGACCAGAGTGGATTAATTCAAGTATCGGCTCGAGAATATGCCGAAACTCATTATAAAGACAGCTCTGGAACTTATATTATTTAGGAATAGTTTATGGCAATTACAACTAGAAGTGGAAAAGGCTCAGCATTAACACATACTGAGATGGACACAAACTTTGAGTCTATTGCAGAGAAAACATCTGCTACTGGCTCTGTTAAATTACCAGTTGGAACGACTGCACAAAGAGATGCAACACCAACAGCTGGAATGCTTAGATTTAACTCAACTGAAACATCAGCAGAAATCTATGATGGCTCAGAGTGGGGTGCAGTTGGCGGTGGCGGTGCTTCAACAGCAGTATATGCTGAACACGCTCACACACTTAGCGAAAACTTAGAAATTGCTTCTGGCAATAATGCTATTTCTGGTGGTGCTATAACTATTGAATCTGGCTATTCTGTAACTGTGCCAACTGGAAGCACTTGGACTATTGTTTAAAGGTAAATTATGAGTAAAGTAAAAATACAAGGTAATGCAAGTGGAACTGGAACATTAACCATTTCTGCACCTAATACAAATACAGATAGAAGTCTAACGCTACCAGATGGTGCTGGAGAAATAGTAGTATCAAGCGGTGGTGCTTTACCTGCCTTAGATGGTAGTGCATTGACTAATTTACCAACACCTACTGTTGGATATGGTGCTTTTCAAGCGGTTATGACCGACAGTCAATCAATTAGTTTAACCACAAATACAAAAATAGAATTTGTAAGTGAAGTAAAAGATTATGAAAGTTTTTATGATATAAACAATAAAAGATACCAACCAGATACAGCAGGATTGTATTTCGTGCAATGTCGTATTGAACACGAAACTCCATATAATGGAGAAGTTAAATTAAAACTATATAAAAACGGAAGTAGTTATTCAGAAGAAATAACCGAATCTCCCAATACTTCTGGTTATCCAAGTGCAACTCTTAGTGCTTTAGTGCCATTAAATGGAACAACTGATTATTTAGAAATGTATGTTTTTCAAAATATGGGAACTACTATTTCTATTTATGGGACTGCCGAATATGGTGGTTTTGGGGGTTATTTAGTGAGGGCAGATTAATGATTTTACAAGAAAAAATTGTATCTATATATCCAGAATTAACAAAAGAAGATTTTATAGATACACCAGCCCAAAGTGCTTTAATTAGATTAAGAAATGATGGTGATGGAGATTACATAGAAGAATGGAATCACCCAACATTAACACAACCAACTCAAGAACAACTTGACGCAATAACGGAATAAGATATGAGTAAATTAAAAGTAACAACAATCTCCGACCCAGATAACGACAATACAGCCATATCTGTAGACTCCTCTGGTAACCTGACAGTACCACAGAATTTAACTGTATCAGGTACTCTGTCTGGTGATGGTAGTGCATTAACTGGTATTAGTGGTGGTATTAGTGAAGCAGACCAATGGAGATTAACTGCTAATTTTCAAGGAAGTAGTGTTATTACAACAAATTTAGAAAGAGTTGATAATTCTGGTTTTGGATATTTAGGAACTGGAATGACTCAATCATCTGGAGTTTTTACTTTTCCTTCAACTGGTTATTGGTTAATTCGTGCTGATGCAATGTTTAGATTCACAAGTGGTTCTCCTTATAATGTTATTTATATTGAAACAAATACTACTGGTGGTGGTGCAAGTGGTTGGACATCACAAA